ATAATTAATATCAAATGAAATAGAAGTTTGCCCTAATTGAACAACAGGTTTAGTAAGTGTATAATTAGGCGTAGCAGGTTCGTTGTTTACATCGCCTGTATAAGTATAAATATCTAAACTACCGCTATCAAAAGTAACCGCAGGGGTCATTCTTAACGAGTATGTTGAACGAACGTAAATAGGAAGTATAATTCTGTCGATTTCAAAATCAAGTGATATAAAACAACCGTAGTTATCTCTAACAAGTATGTTGTTTAATCCTAAAGGTACATCGTAAAATATATTTGTACCTTGCCAATCAACACCGTTGATGCTATATTCTAAATTTAAACCTATTGGCAAAGTATTATTAACTGTTGTAACGTAACCCTCTATTGTATTTTCGGTTGTTACTGTAAATAAATTAGCATCTAAAAAAGGAGGTGTATTTACATCGCTACTATAATCGTTATCTTCTGCATCGATAACATAAATGTTTATATCTTCGCCTCTTGCAAAATCAAATGTAAAAGGATTGTCAGCATTTGGATTTATAACTACAGGAGATGTTACATTGACCGCTAATACATTTGTAGTTACAGTAACTGTAACTGTATCACATGGCGTTTCACTTGTTGTAAAAGCAACGTCTGTTATTTCAATCGGAATAGGTACAGGTTCAACATTATTAATTGTAACAGTACAACCGTCAGGTACTGCTATATCTGTAAACTCTGCATTTAAAAAATTAGCTGTTACCGTTACCGTTCCTAATCCTGTTCCACTTGCTCCTGTTGTATAAGTAACTGTATAACCGCTGTAATCAATATCAAATGCAGTCTTATAATTTAAAGATACATAACCTGAATAAATGTAAAAAGGAGGGTCGCCATCTGGAGCAACATTAACAGCGTTTGGAATTTTAACCTGAAATGGACTGACTCTATTGGCTTTAAAAATAAATGATAAATCAGTTGATGTTAACGATTCATTAATATTGATAACGTCATCCACTAAAGGCATTTCGTCAAATGTAATTATAAAATTAGAGTATGCCATTATTTAGCGTTTAAAGTGTATTTTAAAAATGTTTCTACGTCCAATCCGTATGCTTCTGTTATCTCTGAATCTAATCCTTTAAAACCTACATTAAAAGCATCTGTTAAAAACATACTTGGTCTGATACCTGTATTATAAATAGAACGTCTTATGTTAAAAAGCATTTCAGAACGACTTGTGAATTTACCGCCCTCGCCTCTTGGTGCTATTCCTTTACGAACTACCCAAGCGTTTATAGCTGTTTTAAACATTCCTTTCGGTGCTGTTCCTGTTCCGTATCTGTACGGACTGTTTGGTGCTTTAGTGCTTGACTTTGCACCTTTTACTCCCAAGTCTTGAAATGTACCGTAATCTTCCATCGATATAGAAAGTTCAAAACTATTCTCGCTTACTTTATAATCGCCACTAATAGACTTGGATAAGTTACCTGTTGCGTTTTTACCACGCTTTGCTAAATTAGTTCGTGCCTTTGAAACAACTTCATTTATAAATTGCTTTAACGCCTGTTCTGTTCTCTTTTTACTAACAGACATTGATTTCAGTATTAGGAATGATTAATTCTATTTCTGTTCTCCATCCATCCAACAAATTCATTTCCTCAAAAATAATAGGTGTTATAGTTGGCGTGTTGTTTAGTTCAATCTTATCATCGTTGTTTCTTAATCGTAGCTTTGTAATAAGTCTATTTAAAACAGAATGTGTTGTATTTAGATTGTCAAGTTCATTATCGTTCTGCAGGAATTTATCTGTTACAATCTTTTTAGATATATTTCTAATATCCAATACAGCAACCTCAAACGTAAAAGATATAAATTGATTGTCAGCAGTTGATGATGTAACTTGTAAGTGCGCTAATGGAAATATATTTTTTTTGTTTATATCCATTGTAGATTTTAAACCATGTACAATAGTATGTACATTTATATCTTCCTCTAATAAGTCTTTTAATAATTGTATGCTTAAATAAAATCCTCTCATTGTTTTGTTTTTTTCTTAATCATTTCCATTGCTACTTCAGCTTTATCTTTCTCAAAAGATAGTATTCGCAAAAACTTATGTATATTGTATTCTAATATTTCTTCTTCTTCTTTGTGGCTTAACTCACACAATGCTCTTACGCTAACATACCATCCCCACTTTTGATTAAATCGGCTTTCGTTATTTTGCTCGATTTCAGTATATTCATTGAATAAGTTATCATATAACTTTCTAATTCTTTCATTAAATTGAAAAAAAAAACACAAGCACCTAAATAGTAAACGCTTGGAGCATCTATAAAAGCATTGTTAGGTTCTTTAAATTTTTGTATATCGTAGAAAGGTTCAGATTTATTAAACCAATTGCGTTTAATCTTTGTAATCGGTCGATATAAAACAGACATAGCTAAATGCCAAGTATCAGGAGATGCCATTGTTTGCTCTAAAATAATATGCTCCGCTGCTGATAGGTTTTCAAGGTTTGGAATAAATCCATAATCAACACCTTTATAAGTAAATCTTCTTACAAACTCGCAGTCTGAATTTAGTACATCGTTTAAAATTGCAGATATATCTTGTATATCTTTTAACTTTAAAAGTGTTATGTTTTCTATATCGCAAAGAATAGATACAGCTTCGTTATCTGTCTTTGTAGATTTCTGATACTCTACAAATTTAGATAAAGGTATTTCTTTTAATGAAGTTGGAATAGATATTTTCATACTATAATAACGTAAAAATTCTATTTTGATTTAGCGTATATCAAATTTAGATTTTTTAGTTTTAGATAGCATTTCCCAAACAGCATAACCAAAAGCATCGAGCAAGTGATTGTAGTCATCAATTGGTGTTTCGCTTTTTTTGTCGTGCCAACAGTAGTTGTTTAATTCTTTAATTAAGTTGATGCTTTCACTATCTATTATCAATTGATAATCTTGCATTATTGCAATCCTGTCTTTTATCTTTGGCTTTTCAACGCCTTTGATATTTAATCCACGCTGCTTTAGTTCAGCAATCAAACGAGGTTCTGCACTATCAGCTACAATCAAACTATTTTTAGCAACGTGCCTGATATTTTCGTTGTATATTTCAGTAGTTGTTAACTGCGATTTATACAAACATTCTTTAGCGTAGATTTTCTTTTTATCTTTATCGATTGATATTTGTATTAATGTTGTTGGATCAATACTAAATCCGAAATCTTGACCAAAGCACCCGAAGTTAGTATCTATAAATTTATCTATTGTCCAGTTAGAATATACAACGCCCTCTGCTTTTGATAACCAACCACCTAAAATCTGATGCTTATATTTATTAGGATTTGATATTTGCAAACGTTCAACTTCATTTACAAAAGAACTATCTAAATTATCTATATTGTCTAAATAGGTTGTGTGAATGTATGTAGTATCATCTTTAATCCCGTTAAATCCATCTGGTACGCCTTTATCTTCAAAGAAACGTTTATAAATCCAATGTTCTTTTGTAGCTGGATTAAGTATAAGTATTACCCTATTCTGTTTACCTTTTTGTCGTATTGACAAATTGATTTTATCGAATGTAGTTTCATCTGTTAACTCTTCTGCTTCATCAAGCACCCACGTTGTTACACCTTGTAATGATTTTAAGTTTGCAGTTTGGTCGCCGCTACTTGTTTTAATTCCTTTAAATATAATCTCACTATTGGATTGTTTGTTTTTAATCTCTGATTTGTTTACCTCAAATACTTGGTTTAGTTGCATTAAATCAATCTTTTCTTGAAACTCTGGAATAATTGACAAGTGAGCAGATGTCATTGTTTGTCGAGTAAAAAGTATTTTATGTCCTGCCTCAAACGATAAAAGGTTGGTAAATGTACCAACCCCGAATGATTTACTTGAACCTCTACCACCCGTTATAATAAAATAACGGGTATCGTTTTCAAATAATGGTTTGTATTTACTGTTAAGAGTTATCACTCTTTAAATTTAATTATATCTTTTAACTCAAAGTTATTAATATTAACGTTATTATCTATGGTTTCTTTTGGTTTACCAAGTAAATGTTCGGCTATAAATATTTTACCTCTGTCAAAAGTAAATAATTCCTTAATTAGCTCTATACGAGCATCTTCATCAGTAGTTACATTTTTAATAGTCTTGATAGCTTTTAAGATAAAATAGTTAGTTTTTTCTTCTTCTGCTTTAGGTATTCTTCCTTTTGCTAATTTATGTCCTTTTTCGAATGGCATATTAAAAGTAATATTTAGATATGTTTAATCAATTAACTTATTTAACTTATTTAAAATAGATTTCCATACTCCACTACAATTAACGCAAGGTTCAAACGCTTGGTAGTTATAAGCATAGCAATAGATATCCATAAGTTGTTTTTGTTGTTCTGTGTTTATCTCTTTATAGTCAGCAGCAAAAAAGTCTGTTAAATATTTATACTGTTCCTCGCTTAACTCTTTAGTTCCAATTGGAAATAGTTTATTAAGTTTTAGTTTACGCTCGTTACATCCATCGCAGGGTTGTATTCCAACAGCTTCTGTTACTGTTGCAATTACATCGCCTAATCCTGTAAT